TGCTACTAGTGGACATATTGCATATTGTCTTGTAAATACACCATTTGGTATAATTGAACAAGAAAAAAGATACTTACTTAATAAGATGAATGTTGTTTCAGAAGAAAGCCCAGAATATGTAAAAGAATCAATGAAGCTTGAGTTTAATATGACATTTGATGATATTGCTATTTCAGAAAGAATATTAATATTCAATGTGGAAAGGAATGAAGATGATATTTTAAGGATTCAACATAAAGTAGAAAAAGCAAGAGAATTTTTATTTGAACTTGAAAACAAACATTTAAATTTCAATAAATGAACGGAGCTAATGTCATAAGTGCAATCCAAAATCTAAAAATGGCCCAAGAGCAATTAGAAGATTTTTGCAGGCAGTTCCCCAACTCACAGGGAGAAAGGATATTTAAAAATTATAGTAAAAAGATAGATTGGATTTTTAATGATATTATAACCCACCCGTTTCTTACAACTGAAGTTAGGATTGGAATTAAAAACGAAATACAAAGTGATGTTTTTGCGGTCCCGGCTATTGTTGAAAAGATAGCTTTGTTAAATCCAAACCAAAGAGAAATTATAGAATCTACATTAGATGCTATGATAGACGGAGAAGAAGTAAAAATTGTTGACATTAACGAAATAAATAAATAAAAATGGCTAAGAAAAAAGAAGAATTAAATTTACCCACTAATGCAGAAGTTTTAGATGGATGTGATTTTTGTATGCAATTTGATTACGATGAACCACATGTAATTGGAGCCAGCGAAAACTCAGATGGAGTAATGGAAATTGTATTGAAGTCTTACATGGATGTTGGTATAACATTTTTATGCCCAACCACCGGAAAGAAGCTAAGACTATTTGCAAGACCATTATCAGATAAAGGAAAACAAATTTTAGAAATGCAAGAAGAACAAAATAACCAACAATAAAACCAACCAAATGAAAAAGTTAATAACAACCACCCTAATCATTATTTTTTTAGTCAATACTGCTATGTCGCAGATATTTGATGGCATTAATTTAAAAGAAGATAGAAACCTATTATTATCAAAGTTAAAAACAAAAGGATTTACTTTTGATTACGCAGCAGGTGAAACCACAAAGCTATCAGGAGAATACGATAACAAGCTTACTAGAGTGTACATTGTCAATACTATTAAATCAAATAAACCAGTTGTATTAACAGCTTATGTTGGAGATGCTAATACATGGGATGAATTGCTTGCAAACTATAAAAAGTATGTAAAAGTATTTTCAGATAAATACGGCAACCCAGATGCTTATTCAGAATCATTTAAACCACCATACGACAAAGACTTTAAGGGATATGAAATGGAAGCGGTTAGAAATGAAAAGTCAAACTTTATTTCAGAATGGACCAGAGATGGGATTAATTATTCTGTAGAGATATTTCAATACAATAGTATAATTATCACATACAGGAACGAAGAAAATTACAGGATAAATAAGATGGAATGGAAGTAAATAGCAAAGGCGGCCTAAAAAACCGCCTTATTTATTATCTTCAGAAAGACATTTTACGCATACACCATCTTCCAATAAGATGTCATGAGTTACGCATACGTCTTTATCCATTATGATTTCTTATGCGCATTTGCAAATTTACGAGCAGCTTCTACACTACCAAATCCCCAAGCTTTTAATGCCAATGCTTTGCGAGTAGGTTCACCATTTGGCTTTTTCATTGCACCAAGCATGCCACTAAATCTAGCAGCAAAAGATACCCTTCTTGGATTTACACCAGATTTTACTGGGGCCTTTAAATTGCCACCAGTTTCAGAATTGTAAGATGCACGACCTTTTGCATTTAAGCCGCCTTCTGGATTTTTACCTTCTTTTCTTTGCCAAGCTCCTGACATAATTATTTATTTTTTTTCATTGCTTTTAATGCTAAAGACCTATATCGTTCAGATTTTTTTAACTCATTATACCCGGAATTGCTAAGCTGTTCTGCACCTTCTTTTTCTATTTTAGTTTTTGCTTTATTCATCTTATTTGAACCGGCTCTCATGTACGCATAAGCGCCCGTTTCTACAGAATCAGCTATTTCCATTACTCTCTTAGGAGTCAATAATGTTTTCTTAGGAGGCTGCATAACTATTTTTTTTCTTGTGCTTTAATCTTTTTCTCTTGCTTTAACATTTCCGGAGTTGGCTTCTTTCCGCTTCCCTTGTTGGCGCGAATATTATCCCATAATCCTCTACGAGAATATGATCCATCCGCGCGTTTCATCATCTGTAATTTACTTTTCATACGCTAATTTACGAATTATTTTTGATTTTCAACCTTCCAGATAATTAAATCTATACCAGTTAAGTGACTTGGAGGCTCCAATTTTGGCTTTTCTTTGACTTGTACTGGTATTTGTACGTTTTTATGTACATCTTCCGATTTTGAGGCATTTCTGCCGTAATTATCCATCAAATAATTTAATACCTGTTGAGCAGATTTCAAATTTTGATCTTTTTGAATCATATATAACTTTTGTAAGTCAAATCTGACTCCAATTGGATTGCTTTTTGCCATAAAATAAATTGTAGCTACAAAATTAAGGGAAAAAATGAAATGTAGCTACAAAAATTAAATTAATTATACACAAATGTAGCTACAAAATCCCCTCCCCCATATACCCTACCTACCTAGGAGCATAGCCCACCCAACCAACCGCATACCGCAACCAATTGCATGACAACCAAGCCAAGCCCCATACCCCACGAAACCCGCGCCACATACCATACACAGGAGAAGGCGCAAGGAATCCAAGAAAGGAGGGTACCCGGTGCTAGAAAATTAAAGCCCCCGAAAAAAGTTGCGAGGAAATTTACCGCGGGGTACCTCAGAGAAGTGATTAAGCAGATGATTTAAAATTTTTTTCCTATTAGAATGTTGGAAATGGTGAAAATATGGTATATTTGGGTATAAAAACATAGCTATGTTAAAATCAATGAAGAAGCTTGGCGGTGGTAAAAGAAAGCCAGCTGAAACAGTTGTTACTTACGAAAAGAAAAAAGCAGTAGTTGCTCCAAAATCAATATCAAAGGCTGATTCAGAGGCTAAAATGGCCAGCATTGAAGGCATGAAAGAAGCGCAAGCTGAATTAACACAAGGCGAAAAAGACTTTGGTTCTTCATATAAATCTTTAGGTTTAAAAGGAACCAGAAGAACTGAACTTGATCCAAAAACCGGAGATGTTTCAGTAAAGGCTAAATATAAATCTACCGAAGGTGATGAAGAAGTAGAAAGAATCCCTAATTCAGAAATGTTACAAGTTAAAAGAATTGGTGAAGCAGGAGAATTAGCAAAAGGAACAGGTTATGAGAATTTCAAAGAAACTTTTAAAGATAGAATTGAAAGACTAGCTTCTGAGAAAAAAGCCAGACTTAAAGCAAAGGGAATGGCTATTCTTGAAGCTGAAAAAAGAAAGGCTGAAGCTAAAGCAAGAATGTAAAAATAATTAACAATGCAAGATCCAAAAAAGAAAGAAGTAGGAGAAATGGGTAAGCCTAGTTTAAAGGCTAAATTTGAGGCTGCTATGCAGAAGAAATTTGATAGCGATAATAAGAAAAAGGTTACAGGATATGAGTCACCAAGACCAAGCGGTTTAAAAGAGGGTGTTGGCGAGGCTATTGCAGGTAATATTATGTCAAGTGCCGAAAGACTGGCTGGAGGTGCTAAAAAAGTTATGGAAAAGCTATCTGGCTCTAAAAAGCCTAAATTATTAAAGTCAATGTCAAAGAAATAAAAATACTAAAAGTATTAAACTCGGTTAGTTGGTTTGTTATTACTTTGAGCCTCCCTTAAAAAAGGAGGTTTTTTTTGTCCTTACATCATTGTTTCGTATCTTTATCGTAAACTATACGGAAATGAATAAACTAAGAAAAGAAGTTCAACTTGAACAAGAAATCATTGACAAGCTAACAGTATTAGCAGACAAAAAGCAGTGGTCATTAAAAAAGATGATGGAAACTATTTTGATCAAGGCAGTAAAAAATGTAACACTTGAAGAAAGTAATTCTTAACATCACTCCCCAAACTCACGTCAGAGCAACACAAGGTGATTCAATATTCTTCAGGATACCAAGAGATAAGTTAAGACCAGCCGGCCTCAAAAGACTACTTAGACTAGAGAGGTATAACAACTACAAACTAGAACTTTCAGCAGAGGCGAAAAGAAAATCTTTTGTCATGCCTCCGGTGGGAGCATCAATTACATTTGTGATTCCGGTTCCCCCATCTTGGTCCAAGAAGAAAAAGAAATTGTATCATGGCAGATTCCATCAGTCAAAACCAGACATAGACAATTTACAAAAGGCTTTCTTAGATTCACTAATGATGGAGGATAAACAGATCGCGCATCTGGAAGTTCAGAAAAGATGGGTTGACTTTGAAGTAGGGTGGATTGAAATTACATTAAAAGAATATGATGATGTCTTAGATCTCCCCCACCCCAAAGAATAAGCCTCTCGCCAAAGACTCCGCGTTTGTGAGTATTATATACGC